GGAGCCGTAGGGAAGGTATTAAAAAACAGTAAAGTAGGCCAGGCGGCTAAACAGGGCATATCAAATGCCTTGGCGAAAAATCCGGCAATCCGTAGGGCAGTCCTTGGGGCGGCTAATTATGGTGGCGATATGCTGTCAGAAGGAACTCAGGAGGCCGTGCAGGACCTGACGGAATCCATCAGGAAGAGCATGATATACGGAGACAATCTGGACCTTGCTGGAGACCTTAAAGACCCCCAGACATGGGAAGATTTTGCGCTAGGTGCCTTGACTGCTGGTATCCTGAATGCGCCTGGAGCCATATCAAACAATCGGGCCATAAATCAGTATGGAAAGAGCATCAACCCAGACTATCGTGATTATGTCAATGGCTTGTCAGATATTAAGCCGGAAAGCTACGCAGATCCGGCAGATTACCAGGAAGCATCTGAGTTGAAGCAAATGGCAGAGGAATACGCGGCCAAACAGGCCAACAAGGAATTTGTTTCTAACCGAGAGAAGGCAGAGTATGCGATACGGTTTCAGCAGTTCATGGAAAACACCATGCGCCATAACGAGGAAAAAGCAGCTCGGGAAAACGCCCAGAATAGCCAGCAGGCCACAGGAACGGAAGCGGATGAACAAACTTACACCGAACCCGAAACAGCCGAATACGAGCCGTATAATGAGCCAGAGGAAGCGCCGACCAAAGTTCAAAACCAGACGGAACCAACACAGAAAACGGCCGTGAAACAAACAGTGGCCAGCCAGGATGTTCCAAACCAGACAGAAGCATATAGAAAGCCATACGGGAAGAATGGCCAGGCGGCATTACAGAAAGGATATGACGGCAGTATTGAGCTGTCTGCCTACAATAAAGCTTTTGGGCGTGCCTACGATGCAGGTTACTATAACGTGAGCATGGACATTGCAGAACGCTCGGCCATTATGAGCGTACTAACGAATGAACAGTTTGTGGATGCATATAAAGCTGGTGCACAGGATTACAACACGGATAACAATATAGACCTGAAAACCGGCCAGCCCAAAACAGTTTCCCAGGGAATTCCAAGGATTGGAGGGCTGGGAACTGTATCGGAAAGCGCAACTACACCGCAGCGTAAAGTGGCAGAGCACATAGGAAAGATGACCGGTTTAAAAATCAATCTGGTGGATGGGTTGGGACAGACCAGCGCGGCCGGCTCTTATAGAAATGGAGAAATCACTATCTCCATTAATAGCAACGATTTCAACGGAACCCTTACCCATGAACTGACACACCACATCAAGCAGTATTCACCAAAGGGATATAGGATGTATACAGAGATAGCCGTGGAAGCCGTTATGAAATCAGAAAACACATCCTTGGAAAACCTCATGGAGAGCTATGAAAACAGGTACGCAGAGGCCGGACAGGAGTTGACACGGGAGGAAATCATGGATGAGGTTGTGGCGGACGCCACGCAGAAGTTCTTTAATGACCCAAAGTTTATTGATTCTATTGCCAAAAAGGACAAAACAATTGCACAGAGAATCGTGGATTTCCTGAGTGATGTGGTTGATTCCATCAAACAGATGATGAAGAATGGAAGCATCAGGGAAGCTGCAAAGGGACTGGAAGAGGACCTGAGATATTATGAGGATGCCAGAGACGCCTGGATGCATGCACTGTCAGACGCCAGCGAAACATACAAAGCAGACAGACAGGGACAGGCAGAGGGGCAGAAGGAACAGTACGCCTTGGAAAAACCAGAATTGGTGACAGATGAAAACATTGAAGAGAATTATGAAAAGGTCAGAGAAATGGATTCGGTAGCGGATTTATCAGGAAACGAATTTGAAAAGGGCGAGAAAGACCTTGTAACCCAAGTTTCTGATTTTTATAAGTCAATCGGAGGAAAAGTGCACAATGAAGTAGTAGGAGACATATATCTTGATAGAGATAGCGTAAAGGATGATATAGGCCATGGAGTAGGACGGGCAAAGGCAATTACATTTGCAGCTGTTCCGGATATATTGAAAAACGGCTATGTATTGGACTATAAAAAGAACTGGAAAAACAGGGGTTATGATTCAGCCGTGATAGGAGCTAAGGTAAATATTTCTGAGGGAAAGTATGCTGGGAAATATTATGGATTGGCAGTTGTGAAATTGTTAGATGATAATAAAATGTATCTGCATGAAGTACACACAACAAAGGCGGAGAGTGTTATGCCGTTCAAGACCCCGGACCTCCAAGGAGGCAAAACACGGAGCGACACTTACACTCTTCCACCTATCTACAGTATACTCAATAAGCTGATGAATGTCAACGGAGAAAACCAGCCGGAGAAAATAAGATTACAGTTGGAAGATGTAGATAGAGCAGAAACAGATAGACATATAGAGGCGTTACTGGATGAAAATCAGGCTTTGAGAGATGCTAATAAACTCCTTGAGAAACAATTTACGCTTACCCCCAAAAACGAGGTAAGGCAGCGTGATGTGGAAAAAGTGGCAAAAGGACTGCTTGGAGAATATAACAGCACCTACAAACCAGAAACACTTATAAAAAATCTGGATAAGTTGTATGGATATATCCGAAGTGCCGAACATGTGGACAGCGCCCAGTTAACAGAAGCCGCCACGAGTATTGCAAAGGGCATCCTAAAGCAATCCAGGCAGGTTGATACGGAAATGACACAACAGTATAAGGATGTCAGAAACCAGATAAAAAATACCAAGATTAAGATTTCTGAACAGGACAAGGCAGACATGGCGGTATCGGGCGGATATAACGAATTTAGGAAGCGTAATTTTGGCAGGATGAAATTGGGAAACGATGGAATACCGGTAGACAGCTTGTATCAAGAATTGTCAGCACTACATCCAGAATTATTCCCGGAAGATATTACCCATCCGGCCGACCAGCTAGTTGCCATCGCGGATGCGCTGGAACAGACCGAAATACAGGTACAAAATCCGTATAAGGCCAACCTGGATGAAATGGCCTATATGGTAGGGCAGGATATCTTGCAATCTTACTTTGACGTACGTCAGGAAAAACCTACATTTGCGGACCGTAAAGAGGCGGAGATACAGAAGGTGAGGCGGGAGTACTCTCAGAAAATGAGGGAGTATAAGAACAATCTGAAAAAGCAGTATGAGGACAACCTATACCGGGTTCGTAGGGAGAATATACAGGAGATTCAAAAGCTTGCTAATGCGTATAAAAATCTGACGGCAACCCAGCAGAGGGAACAGAAGGAATATTATAAAAAGAAGATGGATGACCTCAGAAATGAAAAGAATCAGGCTCTGGCGGCAATGCAGCAGAAAAACCGTGAGCAGACAAAACGAGTGAGAGAGAATCAGAGAGCCAGGGAAGCCAAGAAAATAATCATTAAGGAAGCAAAGACAATGCAGACTTGGCTGTTAAAACCCACGGATACAAAACATATCCCGGAGGAAATTAGAACCGTTGTGGCAGAATTTCTTTCCAATATTGATTTTTCATCTAATGAACTGAATAACAACGGGATACCTACCCAACGCACCACGGCTTGGAGGAATGCAAAAGATGCATTTGAAAAGATTATAAAGGAAAATGGTATCCTTCGTGGGAAGGATGGAAGAGAGTTCTATATGGAGATAGACCCAGACCTTGTTGAGCGGATTGAAGCAATTGCAAAGAAAGCGGAAGGCGTGGAAAAACTGGACAACTTGGATGTTTACCATATGGAAGAACTAAAAAAGGTCGTGTTGTCTATGAAAAAGGCAATCACGGAGGCCAACACCTTAAAGAGTAACAAACGTTCCGGACAACTCAGCATTCTTGCAGAAGGCATATTTAACGATTTACAGGACCGAAAGAACCACTCAGAATATCTGGGAGTAATCGGGCCGGCTGATAAAATGTTGAATTATGATATGCTGGATGCACAGACTATGTTTGGAAAACTGGGTGATAACTTCAAATCTCTTTACAATTCCCTTCGGGAAGGACTGGACAAAAAGACAATAAAACTTAAGAATGCACAGGACCATGTGGAAAAGCTGTTGAGGGATAATGGAATATCATATAAGACGTTGAGAGAATGGACTGGACCAGAGGCAAAGTCGGGTAAATATAAGACGTCTGGAGGGACAATTGAGCTTACTATTTCTCAAGTAATGTCATTATATGAATTGAACAAGCGAAACCAGGCGCGCACTCACATGTATGAACGTACGGGAGGCATTATATCAGCTCCAAGGGCGGGTAAAATGCGTATCGAAGATGGAAAGCTGATATTGCCAAAAATAGAAAAGGCATACAGAGAAACCAAAGTGACAGAGGCAGATATAGCAAGGATTATTAATACTCTGACACCAGAACAAAAAGCATTGGCTGACGGGATGCAGCGATTTATGGGAGATGATTGTGCAGCGTGGGGAAATGAAGTCAGTATGCAGATGTACGGATATATGAAATATACAGCGAGAAATTATTTTCCAATTACAGTATATGATAATCATATTCATACGGAGCAGGGAAACTTAAAAAACCAGCAGAGTACTATCAAAAACCTTGGATTCACAAAAAGTACCGTGGAAAAAGCGAATAAACCTATCGTGATTGAAGATATATTCGATGTATACTCGAGGCAAGTGGACCAAATGAGCACATACAATGCCTATGTGATTCCTCTATCAGACCTTAATAAAGTATTCAATTATATGGATATGAGAAACGCGGCAGATGGAAAAAGTATAAAGGAGGAAATAGAGCGCACCTACGGAAAAGAAGGGAACAAATATATTGACAAGTTGATAGCGGATATTAACGGAAGCCTTAATAAAGACAAGAATCTCTGGGACAAACTGTCACAAAATATGAAGGTCGCTTCTGTTGCGGGTAACATTAGAGTAGCTTTGCAGCAACCGACAGCCTATATAAGAGCATCAATGGAAATAGATGCTAAGTATTTGAGCAGAGGCGCGCTTACGATGACCAGGAAAGACCAGTGGGACATTATGTGTAAATACGCACCAATTGCTCAGTGGAAAGACTGGGGATTCTATCGTATGGACAATAGCAGGCAGATAAAGGATGTATTATTCCAGACAGATAGTAAAACGCAGAAAATCAATAATGCATTTATGATATTCGCTGAAAAAGGTGATAAGCTCGCATGGAATAGGCTGTGGAGAGCATGTGAGTTTGAATGTATGGACAGACACCCGGATCTGTCTGTTGGTACCGAAGCGTTTTATGCTGAGGTAGGGAAACGATTCAGCGAGGTTATTGACAAAACACAGGTAGTGGATTCAGTACTGCACAGAACCCAGATTATGAGAAGCGAACGTGATTCGGATAAGATGTTGACTGCATTCATGGCAGAACCACTCAAAACATATAATATGCTCTATCGAGCTGCCTCTGATGTTGCCGTAGGGAAGAAAGGCGCCAAAGGCCGTATGGCTAAAGCGGTCGCTGTATATACCGCAGCTGCCCTGGTTACATCAATGGCCGCAGCAATCCAGGATGCAATGAGAGATGATGATAGGGATAAGAAATGGATGGAAAAATATTGGGATAATGTATGGGGGAATTTCAAAGACAATATGAATCTGATAAACAGTATCCCTTATGTGAAAGATGCGTACGGAATATTAATTGATGGATACACCCCAAACCGCCCAGATGTTGCTGCTTATCAGGATTTAGCCAGGGCTTTAAACCGGGTGAAAAAGCTTGCTGATGGAGAAAGCAGCTTAACACCACAAGCGGTTATAATAGACGTGATTCAGAGTGGTAGTAAACTGTTTGGTTCACCAGTAAAAAGTGCAACTAGGGATTTAAGAGCGATTGTAGATACTGTTATTAATGAGCATGGGAGCGGTTCAGTAGACTATACGTGGTTAAAGCAAAAATATGCCATAGGGAGCAAAGATAACTTGAATCTATATGCAGGAATGATGATCGAAGCCCAAAGAAACGGTGATAAGGATCTACAGAAGCGGATCAAGACCGATTTAAACAAAGCGGAGATCGACAATGAAACCATAAGCAATAAAATTAAGTCCCTCATAAAAGGAGAACTTATCTCAAAAGATTATATAGACCCAAGGATTGAAACCGCAGCACAGGCCAAAATGGAAGCTGATACAGAAGCATACAAAGCGGCTGTTGGTGAACTAATCGCAGAGGGATATGCCGGAAAACTGGTAACTTCCGTGATTGATTCCAGAATCAATCAGCTCAGTACAGGGGAAGAGATAGACTGGGAGGCAGAGGCGAAAACGGATCCGGATGAACTGTATGGTGAGATACTGACTGGGGAAGAGGATGAAGAAGAACGGAGCATTTACTCTTCAAGAGATATCCTCGGAGCAGTTGAGCAAGTAGACAATACAGTGAAGAGCCTGAACACCTTTAAAGCGATATCGGCTGAAATCATAGACAGCAAAACCAAAGCCGGGAAAACAAAGTCAGAGGCCATAAGTAGCATTAAGTCATCCATCACGCGGTCCTATAAAGAAAAATGGATAGCGGCATATCTGGAGGGGAACCGTAAAGAATATGAAGCAATCCAGGCAAAATTAAATGTACTGAGGGTGGACGGAAAAAATATATACAGCGGAACTGATTATTCAAGCTGGAGAAAAGCGGCCAAAGAAAAAGAGAGAGAGGAGAATGTAAAGAAGCAATAGTGTAAAATGTATAATTATAAAAGCGATACACACCCCATAGTAAACCGCTAGCCGGTGACCCATATCCTACTAAAATCCTACTACACAAATTAAAACAAAGCAAAAAAGAATGAAATATAGAAAAAATGAAGGTATGAAAAACAACGTATTTTAAGGAAAAACAAGATAAATTGATAATCATTCAAACTTAAAATAGATTTTCGTAATGCGTGGGTCGCCGGTTCGAGTCCGGCCAGTGGCTTGATTGAAAAAGTA